AGTTATTTCACCAATAATAAAATCTACATGATAGTTCTTATCAATGTGTGTAGATGTTTTAGTTGCTCCAATACCTATCTGATCCATAAAGTCTTTAAACCTTTTCTCTGATAATTCTCCTTTTTTCCAGTTACCTCTATTCTGATAACTTCTTGGTTTGAACCCCATTGTCATAAACTTTTTCCAAGTCTGCAATCCACTTGTTTATTGTATCCATCTTCTTAGCTCCTCCACACCCACAAGGTTCATTGTATGCATGTACAAAATACTTAGCATGTAATCTGTACACTAGCTTTAAATCATTATCTGTAAAACCATTTACCATAGCTTCTTTAAATCCAGTAAAGTCTATGTAGTCTCCTTCTTCCATCTGTTGCCTTAGCAAACTCTTATAACTTCTTAATCCCATCTTTTGTAAAAATATATTTATTTAACTTCTCTTGCCTTTCTTCACACCCACATGAAGAATATCCAAATAACTTAGCTACAAACTTAGCTATTCTCTTACCTTGTCCTAAAGTAATTATTCTTATAACCTTTTCTGTAAAGTCTCCTAGCTTCATAGGTTTCTTTGTTTTATGTCCTGCTGCCATTTTATATCCATTTTTAAAATATCTTCTTATTCCTTTTTCTAATCTCACAATCCTATCTTCTTCTTTAAAAGTTTTTTGACATTCCTATAAGTGTTATACAAACTAATATAAGTAATAGTTGTCTTTCTACTAAGTTCTGAAATTTTAGTGCCTGATGCAATAATTTCAAATACTTTTTGATCATACCAATGCAGCTTAGAAAATTCTTCATTAAACTTTTTCTCCACTTTCTGAAATTCAACTGCTTCACCATCTTCAATATTTTTAAGAATATCCTCACTAATAAATGATACTCTGTTTTGTTTCTTTTTAAGTTGTAAGAACATTGTGTACAATGTCTTAAATATATAGTAGTAATTAACATCATCATCACCATAACTAATATCTGTTCCTTTTTCTGTTACATCATGTAGTTTCAAATACATTTCTTGAGTGAGATCTTGTGCTGTTGCATGATCTAAACCAAATGACTTGCATATGTTCACCCATATCTTATGTTTCTTTGCTGCTTTCTCTAGTATGTTCATCTGTTATCAAGTCTACCATATTATCTCCTTCTATACTAAATCCTACATTATTTATTAAGCTCCTGATTCTTACTGGTGAATCTAAACTTGTTGGCATCATTCCAGTATCAGTATCTTTTACTTTTCTAACATGTAATTGAGTAATCATCCAATCCAATGGATGCTGAACCATTCTTGCAATCACACAAAAATTATCACATCTGTTAGACCACTTACCACCACCTTCACAATCACTCATCATTGGTGCTACAGGATGACCTGCATATTCATGATTAGAATTATATACTCTCCTTGTAGCCTCAGTTACTGCATGTGCTGTAAGCCACAATGCTACACCAGTTTTATGACAGAACATTCTCATATCTGATGCTGCTTTATAATCATACTCATGTCCTCCTACAGATCTAAACAAGTCTCTGTCTTTTTCAAGTGAGTTATATGGATCAATAAAATAACAATGATAATCCCAACTCTTTTTTATTTGTTTGCCTAGATCTAATAATTGAACATATGTATATTGCTCATCTATGCTTATTAGTTTAAAGTGAGAATCTACCCATTGACTTCCTTCTTTCAGCTTTTCCTCATCAACCTTGTTAATGGGCAAACCCTCTTTAAATTCAATTAATTTTTTTACTATAGCATATGGTTCATTTTCTGCTGCATAAACTAAAAATCTTAAACCATGTTTCTTTGCATATAGGAACATAAAAAAAAGCACAGTATGTGTTTTTCCAACATTACTATGCCCTAAAAAAATATTAAAAGTTCCT